GTTTGCGTCGACAGCCATGACTTCCCGAAGCGAATTGCGCATTGCGCACCAAGTTGTAGGGAAGAATTGGAATCAACGCACTCGGACCCTAGTCCAGAAGATCTTTACAAAGATCGACCAGGACACGGATCTGACCGGGGGTGTAATCCCCCGAGCCACTGTCAGTTTAACATATGATCGCCCCACTAATATGGGATCGATCTATACTGACGCGATATTGAAGAGCGAAATCGGTTACGTCCTGGCGTTAATCATAACGTCCGGAAATATCGACAAGCTCGTCAACCTCGAGAGTTAAGGGACCATGTGTTCTCTAATAGGAACAATACTTACAAAAGTATGGACTCTAATAAAGTCAACAAGGCAACCCTTATTCTCGTCTGTCTGTTGGTTGCGATCCAAATTGTTAAGATCGCGGCGCCAATAGTCAGCTGGATACAACGGCAACGTTTCATCGAACCGGGGAGCTCGCAGAGGTAAAGGTATTGGTGGATAAATACCACCCTACGCTAAAACTAGCATAGCTAGGAAGCCTACCCAAATGGGAAAGCAGAATAGCCTCATCGCCCTTTATAAGGCGATGTTTATTGCTAGCCTCTACGATGTGGCTAGTGCTACTACATATCCTAACGCCGAGCTAAGCCGCGACATTTCAACAGTGAACTGTCGTGTCGAGGCTGAAGGTCTATCGTTCTTAACAAAAACGATCCCTTCCTTATCTAAAGCAATTGATAATGCTTTAGGTACTGCGACTTCCTTACGTTTCCGTGGCTTCAAGCTGAAGCGTGGAACGCAACTTCCCCTATTCCTAGGGTGGTTGCTAAGACAAGTATTCGACGAGCTAGGACACGAACGCAGTGATGCGTCCGTGGTAGCGTTAAAATGGCTGCGCCAAGTTGGTACAGAAATGTACAAACTGGGTGTGCCGACAACCGAGAAACAAAATGAACAAGTCATCAACTCATTCATCACTACTGATCGTGATTTACCCGGGCCTGACTCTTCTCGACCTTATAGGGTCGGTGAATTGTCAGGAACTGGTGAACCATCATGCGCTGAGTCAGAGCGAACCCGTGAGGGCAGCTTTGGCACAGAGCGCGTCGGGGAACGATGCTGCAGCCTATCTAGGGACGATCCGCGAGGATTATCCGGAAGATTGGCTACTGGAAGATCCTTCAGGGATCTTCTCGGGCTTCGATCACTCGAGGTGGTCAGTAGCTATGCGGAGTCAGTCCTTTCCATCGCTCGCAGACTTGTCTGTCGCGTGGTGGCAGGTTCTGACCCCAGAGGAACTGATTTCAGTCCTCGGCATGGTCCAGGAGCTGTGGCTGGTGGCGAGCGCGGGCATGGAAAGATGTCTTTTAAGACTTTTTTCCAACGCCTTGACAGAATATATCCTTTTGGGGAGTATTTCTGTTACAACGCCCGTCATACAGCTACAGTGGTCCAAGACTGGTGTAGCTTCGAGGAATTCGAAGCGGGGACGGCAAAAGTCGTCCTCGTCCCGAAGGACTCTCGAGGCCCTCGGTTAATATCGATGGAGCCAAAGGAGTACCAATGGATTCAGCAAGGTCTTCGGCGAGTGCTTGAAAAAGCAATCGTCGAGTCGCATCTGACTAGCGGCCAGGTCAATTTTAAAGACCAGACCATTAATCGGAAGCTTGCCCTTGAAGCTTCCAAAGGTGCCCCCTGGGCAACCCTTGATATGAAAGATGCGAGTGACCGGGTCTCTTGCGCTTTAGTCAAGCGCCTGTTCCCGGACCACTGGTACG